GATGTAGCGGTTGCACTCGTTCGAGCCCTCATCCGGCCAGTCCCACCAGAGTTCCGAGAATGCCGGGTTGGGACTACCAAAGACGCGCCCCACCATCTGCCGGTTCACGAGGCTAAAGAACCAGTCATCGACGTCACACTTCAGGGGCTGCACGGCGCCGGAATAGCCCCAGAAGGTCTGCAGGCCAGGCCATGCGACATTGGCGCCAATCCGCACCACAGAGCGCGGCGAGATCGGCCCGCAGCCAGATGCTATCTCGACAATTCCGTACGCGTAGGGCGGCCCCACGTAGGTCATCTTGTGAACGTCGTTGCCGGTGAACAGCAGGATGCTGTCGGCGATCTTAATCGCGGTCATGGCGTAGCTCTGCGTCGCGAGCAGCTTGTCGCCCGCCATGTTGACCGCGGTTGGCGCCCAGACCGTGTAGTCCTCCTGGTCGCTCCAGGCGATGCGCCTGGGGTCGCCGCCGGCCCCGTAAAGCACCACGTGGCGCTGGTCGGTGACGATCACGCCCCTGTTCTGATCCGGCGCATTAGGCACGAGCGTCGCGCGCGTGAGGGGCGTGCTGGGTGACCACTCAAATAGGTGGCCGTCCTGGGTTGGCACGACCAGCAGGCGCTCGCCGAACGTATCCATGCTCCAGCGATCGCCCATCGTGGCCGATATGTCCTGCGGGCCGACATCGTCCGGGTCGCGTGCGGTGCCGTAGGCATCCTCGCCGTAATCGCCCAACCCGTAGCCGTTCAGCGCGCCCGGCGGATCGAGCGGCCCGACACCGGCAGGGGTGAGGATGTATATCTGATCGGTATCAAACCGGAACGCATAAAGGCCGGTGTCGCCGCCGAACGCTGCCCACCTGACGCCGGCATTGTCGTGCCACGTCAGCAGGTCGCGTATCGGCCCCTCGATGCCGGTGCCGATGATATTCACGTTGCCGCCGATCGGCTGGATCTGCCCGCCGCGAAACCGGATGTTGTTGCAGTCCCACCAGCGCCCGACAGTGGCTTCCGGCGTCGCATTCCTGACGATGCCCGGCGGCGGGGCCTGGGTGAGGCGTGGCACTAGTGGGTGCCTCTCATGGGTGCCGACATCAGCCGGCGCACCAGCGGCACTGCAGTGGTCGTGGCGGCTGCGGCAGCCTGGCCACCGGCATAGATGATCTTGGTGACGACCGCGAGCGGCTGCCGGATATCCAGCCCCTGATTGCCGCCACCCAGCGCGACAGTGTGCGTGTGGTTGCCATCGGCACCGATGGCGTGCGCGTGGTCGCCGATCGTAGTGGTGGTATGCGCGTGTCCGCCATCCGTGGCGATGCTGTGCGTGTGAGCCGACGCTATGTCGGTGATAATCGCGTGCGTGTGCGCGCCATTGACGCTGGTGGTGTATGACGCGCCGCCGAATATGTCCGACACCACACCGATACTACCGCCCGCCGCGCCTGTGCCGAGGTTCCACAGGCCGACCGTGTGGTTGTGGTTACCCTGCAGATCAGTCCCGCCGCCGTGCTGGTGGCTGCCGCCTGCACCCGTAGCGCCGCCACCGTGCCAGTGGACGCCCTGCGTGTCGGTGATGTGGTTATGCGTGCCGCCCGCCGCGGTGGCGCCCGCATGGCTATGGCTTCCGGCGCTTGTCGCCGTCAGATTGATCGACGGCAGGTTGGCCTGCACGACCTGGCGCAACTGCACGCCAAGGCGCGAGGAAAAGATATAATTGCCGGGCGTGCCGTTCTCGTCCGTGAGGGCCCCGGCACCGACCGACACGCGCCCGCCGAAATTGGGCAGGTTGAACGTGGTCGAGCCGTCGCCCGGCCCCCAGTAGGTGGCCAGAACCTGGAACAGCTCGCTGTACGTGGTTCTGGATACGGCGCGCCCGTCCGCGATCAGCCAGCCGGGCGGTGGGGTTGGCCCGGCATAGTCGAGCAGCGAGCCGAGCGGCATGGACATGGATACGAACTCGTCCAACACACTGAAATTGCTGGACAATTTAGCGCCCCACGAGTCGCGCGAGGCTCCCACCTCCGGCAAGACCAATTGCAGGTTCTCGGTGTAGGTATCAGGCATTGCGGCTTACCCTTTCTGCCTGCTGACGCGCTTTGATCTTGGCATTGCTATCCAGCGTGCATTGCTTGCACGACCGACTGATCCCGCCCGCCCTATGCTGCAGATATGTGTTCTCTGGCGTGTATGCGTGACCGCGCCGACAGTGCGTCTTGTTGAGTTGTCCGTTTCGCCCCTTCCGATCGCGATCCAGATTGTTCTCAGCCTGCGTGCCGGCGAACAGATGATCAGGGTTCACACACAGCCGGTTGTCGCAGTGATGACAGACGACAAGCCCCGCCGGCACTGGGCCATTAGTTGCCTCCCACGCCACCCGGTGGGCCTGCCGGTGCCTATCGGCCACAACATACTTGCCGTAGCCGCGACCGTCGATCATGCCTTCCCACAGCCAGCATCCGCTCATCGGCTCGGGGATGGCGTGGTCCTGCCAGTTGTCGCTGGTCGTCCTCTTCAGCCGCGAGAACAGATGATCAGCACTGACACAGAATCGATTGTCACACTGTGGGCTGATAATCATACCGTCAGGCAGTGGCCCATTCGTCGCTTCCCACACGAGATGCCGCACCTGGGCATTGCCGAGACGGGGATAGCCACGCGTGACAGAACCCTCCCACAGCAGGCACCCGCTGTTAGGTTCTGGGATAGTGAGAGACTGCCAATCAGGCATGATCAAGTGTCCGCTGTATCATCATTCGTCTTCACATAATTCCCATCCGCCGCGACCGGCAGGCGGAAGCGAAAGCCATTCGGGCCGAGTCCGGTCCAGCCATACTTGGTGCCGACGCGTCGCCGCCAGTCGCGGTGATCGCCGAACCCTGGCGCGGGGGCGGCGCGCGGGAGCACGGTGACGCCGCTGACCTTGTTCTCGGCCACGTAGACCGTCCCGCCGTCGCACGCCTTCCAGTCCGGGTTGCCGGTGGATGATGCACGGATTGTCCCAGCGAGTACTGGCATGACTGTCTCCTCAGTGGATCATGGTGACCATAGGCCCGCCAGCCGCCGGGACCACCACGGCGACGGACGCCCAATGCTCCAGCATCACCTGTGTGACGACGGCCTGGAGGTTGCCGGACGCGACGCTGGCCCAGTGCTCGGCCACAACCTGGGTGACCTGGGCCTGCGGACTGGTGGTCAGCCAATGCTCGGCGACGGCCTGCGATGCGAGTGCGTTGGTGGGAACAGATGCGCCTGCGGTGAAGCCGGATGTGTAGCCGCTTGGCACTGCACCGACGAACGCGGTGTCACCGAAGTTGGCTGTGATCTGATCGGATGTCGCCTGCAATCCTGCAAACGGGAACGCCTGAAGTGCCGCGCCGAAGTTGAATATGGCGACACCGCCAACACCCGTTGCCGGATTGTATGTCGCGTTATTGTTCCAGTTTCCTGCTGCGCCAATGCGAAACCAGATCAAGCGCGCAGTGCAATCGAGCGCAATGCACACGACATTGCCATTGGCCAGGGATGTGCCGAACGTGAAGGCGTTCACGCCGTTGGCCCACACCTGTCCCGATGTCTTATTGATCTGGCAAGCATTGAGATCAGAAAGCGCACCTGCTGATGTCATCAGGCTGGTTGCAATGCCGAGGGACGTATTCGCGCCTGCTATCACATTGCAGGTGTATTCAAAGTAGAACTTGCCCGCGACCTGACAGTCTGCTGCGCGCACGATCCCACGCGATACTGACGTGGACGTGGCAATCAGATTGCTGCCAGTCAGCGTGATGTTGGCGGTCTTATCGCTTGGGTTCCACGTTGTGTTGGCTACCCCAGAGTCAATGCTGAACTCGATTTCATACAGATAAGGGCTGGTGCTTGCCGTGCCCGTGGTCTGCAGCATTCGATAGTAGCGATAGGCCGTGGCGTTGCCGGATAGCGTGGTGATGGTCTGCGTCGCGGCCGTGCCAAGCGTGAACGTGCTACCGATATTTGTCCACGCCGAGTTGTCAGGCGAACCCTGCCACTGCCAGTCGCCATGAGCGGCGATGGCACTCTGATACCACTTGGCTTCAGTGATCAGACGCGGCGCGGCGAAGGTGAACTTCACCTCGACACCGGAGTTACCGCTGTTGAACCACATTGAGGTGACCGCTGCCGTCACGCCGTCGACTAGCAGCGAAACAGCGCCGGTGAAGTTACCGGTTGTGGTGACGGTGATGATGCCGGCGCGGTTACCTGATCCGCCGGGGTTTGAGTAGGACTGAGCCATGCTAGGCGGTCACTGTCGGGCCAATGGAACAGACGTTGACTGCCGCAGCAGTCCATGCAGCACCAGTTGCCGGATCGGTCGTGTCATGTCGCCACGCCCACTGCCAGTTGCTCGGTGTGAGCACAACGGTCGGTGACGCCACCGTGGATGCACCGCTCTTCAGTTGCACCGCCATCGTGCGCGTGCCGGCGTCGCTCTTGATCGCGTAGGCGCGCGTGGTGACGGCGAAGGTGGTGAGCGGTGTGCTCGCGATGCTGTTGATGCCGTAGAAGTCCGCATGTCCTGGCACGCTGTCATAGACGTATGTGGCAGTTCCGTCTTGCTGTGCTTCAGCGACCAGAGCCGCATTCGTCGGTGAGATTATCAGGGAGCAGATTGTCGCCTGGGTGCTGGTGGCAACTGGCGACGCGAAAGGGAAACTGGCGTAAGAGGTTGTGCTCTGCATACCAGCGGCTGCGCTCGCTATGCTCCATGTGCCAGATGTCGTGTCACTGACAAAACCGATCCAGTATTGCACGCCCATGACTACTGCTACTGGCGTGCTGAATGTCAGCGTATTGGCACCAGTGGCAGGGTTCACCACCACGGTAGCGGACCCCAACACAGCAGTTGGCGCGGTGCCGGATGATGCGAAGATGGAGCATTTCAGGTTGCCAGTGTATCCAGCAACCAGTGACACCGTGGCGGCACCGATCATGCCATCACGGCTTGCAGTGAATGGTGTGTAGCGAGCATTCCCAGCCGTCACCGTCGCTGTGGTGAAAGACGCATATGGCGTCATCACAACTGTCGTAGGCGCTCGCGAGAACTGCACGCTCGCATCGCTCGCAGGATACCGCGTGATGCATTTCATATCGCCAAGCCACGGCACACTGGATGCGTCGCTGCGCCAGTAGAGGTCGTCCAGGTTCTGCGTTGACACTGCTATCTGCTGTGCGATCTGCAATTTGTTCGCATATGCGTTGGCAGAGGCTTGCGTATCCAACGTAAGCGATGACGTGAAATCTTCGGTCGTGTTGCCGTTCTTGCGGACCTTCATCCATCCAGCGGTGTTGCTGATGACGACCTCAATCTCGAACGAATACCACGTATTCACCACTGGAAACGCGCCGGTATATGTCGCCAGCACGGTCCCGTTTGCGGCACCAGCCGTCAATAAGATCGCCCCATCGGAGCGGAACACAATCGAGCATTGCGCGGTGGCTCCATCGAGTAGCTGTAAATACAAGCCGAGGCTCGAACCGCTGATAGCAAACGTCTGGCGGAACGCCACATTGATATGATGCACCGCGTCATTGACGCTGCTTGTCTTAGCCAAAGTCTGACTGGCGGTGCCGTTCCATGAAAACGCCTGACTGCCAGCGAACCGCCCCGCCACGAGATTGAGTGAGCTTGCGACAGTGGTATCCCAATAGCCGGTTGTGGCATCGGCGCCGGTCGCGTAGCAATCGAACCCATCCGACCATACGAACGCCATCGTCTAACTCCACGTCACAGCAAGCGACAGCAGCGCATCGGTCGGGCTGCCGGTGCTGCCGGTGATGACCACCGTGACCCGCGCGTGCTCGGGGAAGGTATTCGCGGCGGTCGCGTTCAGTGTCGTTGGCGTGGCGCTGTTGACGGTGACAGCACCGAGGCCAGTGACGCTGACTCCGTTGATCTGGATGTTGACGGTGAACGAACCGTTGCCGGTGAAGTGTGTCAGGCTGTTGACCGTGCCGGCGTAGGGCGTATCGAAGCACAGCCACACGGTGTCGTCGGATACCACCGCCGCATTTTGCCACTGCGCCTGAAGACGGGCCTTGTCGCGCGGCGTGGGTGCCGAGTCGGCTTTGTCCGAGACGCTCTTGATCAGCGCGTCGATTGTGCTGATGTCAAAATTTATATGGTCACCCCAGACGTCGTCATCCTCACCAGGGACTGGCAGATAGAGGTCGTAATTCGGGGTCTTAGTATAATCGCTGCCACTCATGTTGCTGCCCTCTTAACCGCGCGCCTCTCGCGTTCGCGCAGCATGGCGCAGTCCAGACATATGCGAGCACCCTTCTTGGTGACCCAGATCCGCGCGGCGATGAGGGGGTGCCCGCGCTTGCAGTGCGTCTTGCGCGCATTGAACGCGCCACCAACAAAGTGCGCGCGCCCCTTCGCCATCATGTCGCGCGTGTTGTCCTTGGCTGTGCCGAGGAACAAATGGTCCGGATTCACGCAGCCACGAACGTCGCACCGATGAAGGACAAACATACCTCCGGGAACCGGACCATTTGCCTGTTCCCATGCCAACCGATGCGCGGCAACCCGCTCACCACTGCGCCCGCCCCCGTAAGTCCCGTATCCCCTGTTGCCGTAGCGTCCGGTCCAGAGCCAACATCCGCTGTTGGGCTCTGGCGAGATGTTGTCAGTCCAGTGTGGCTGTCCGCTCATACCGGCTCCATCTCAGGCAGACGCTGCTTCATCCAGCTACCCGTTCCGCAGGCGTCCACCGGCTCCCAGACGCCTGGCGTGCAGTCCTGCTGTGGCCATGCACCGACGCTGCCAGGCGGCGTCCTGCGCCACGCCAGGGCCGCGGCACCGCTGGCATCGAATGACAGCAGGCTGATACCGCCCACCTCGTAGACGACGGCCCCGTTGCGCGAGTAGGGACCGGCGCCGTAAGGACCGCGACCGAATGGGCGGGGTGCGGGCATCAGACCCCGGCCACCGCTGCCCAGGTGCCGCCACCCTGCGTGACATAGAGCGTGCTGCCCGCCGCGCCATCCGTGCGCAGCCAGAGTGATCCCTTCGGTTGCGTGCCGGTGGCTGCACCCGTGCCCGAGCGAATGGTAGGGCCAGCTGCATTGATCGTCAGCGGCACGGTCACCGTGGCCGCTGTGCTCGACACACTAAACCGGTCGGTGCCGGCGACCGAGAACGCGTGCGAGCCGGATGCACCAACCAGATATGCCATCTGATTGGCCAGGACATTGATGCCACGGGTAGCGCCGCCGGCCTGCATGACGGGAGCAACGTCGAGATTATTAACGCCATAGACCACCGAGGCGGTGCTGCTGTCCTGTAGCGGCGCCGCGCTGCCGGTCGATACATTGCCATCGATGACGACGCTGCCCCCGGTGCCGGTCAGCAACGCTGCGCGGGTGCAGAGGTTGAACCCGTTTCCGGTGATGACGATGTTGCCGTTGCCGTGCGCGGTTACGATGCCGATGATTGCATTCGCCGTGGCCAGTCGGTTGCCGTAAAACGTGTTGCCGGTAAATGTCTGTTGTCCATCGCCAGCGCCAGCGCACGCATAGGCGTAATATGATCCGGCTGTGGTCGTTCGCCCCCAGTTCGAAACGCTGTTGGCAGAGAACACCAGCGTGGTCAGTGCGCCCCCGGTGTCATAGACGACATTGCCCATAGCAAAGGTGATGTGCATTCCGGCAATTGAGATGTCGCTGCCGTAAGTCGCCCCGGCTGCAAAGTGAAATACGTTGTCGGCGTTGGCCGGGTCGTAGCTGTTGGTGCTGTAGACCTCGCCGCCAGTGAACCCCGTGCTGACGATGCGCGCCCCGCTGGCTACGTGTAGCACCGAGCCGATGAAATCGAAGTTGATATTGGCCACGCTACTGACATCGATCAGCCCGCTCGTGAGCAGGATCGCGTGGCGATAGCTCTGCACGATGCCGCCGGTCCAGATCAGCCCATCGGCACGCGCGTAGTTGCCGGCGCCGATATCGTATCGGAACACCGCGCCGTTGGCGCGTGTGTGTTTTTGCAGGTAGGCAGCACCAGAGGTTGCCGTCGCCCCCATGGCGCCTGGGCCGAAATAGGTATTGTTGGGTTGCAACGTGTCGGCATAGCCGTTGTGGAACGAGAACACACTGCGCACGCCGTAGATCAGGCAGTCCGACATGAAGGTGCGCGCCAGCGAGCCTGCCGTCGTTGCGTGGAACACCGTGTCGGCGGCGCAGACCCGCATCCGGCTGAACCAGTTATTGACGTTGCTGCTGCTGGCATCATCTGCCTCGAACAGCGGCGGCAGGCTGATCGGTGTGGCCTGCGATCCGTCGATTGCCGGGTAATAGAACGCCATGTCGGACACTGACGTGCCGGCCACACCGCTGAAGGCTGCTGTGGCGGTGTTGCTCAATAGCACGACACTGCCGCGCCCACCGCAGAACGGCCAGAAGCTGCGGCCTGTGCCCTCGCCGCGCAGTGCGACATTGCTCAACGGGATCGGCGCAGTCTGGCTGGCCAGCCAGTAGCAACCGTTGGGGAAATAGGCGGTCTTCTGCTGCGTCTGTGCGGCAGCGATGGCGGCAGTCACCGCCGCCGTGTCGTCGGTGCCGTAGTAGAACGAGCCGCCGATCGACACGCCGCCGATGCTCCACGGGGTAGCGACTGCGGCGCTGAAGGACAGTGTGATGCTGTGGGCACTGGTGTAGCCGGTAATGGTGCCTTGGCGCGGCGTGTTGCTGGGGCCACTGCCGGTGACGATGATCGATTTGCCGACATCAGCCGCCGTGAACGTTGCCAGTGACGAGGTGAAGACATTGCTGCCGACGCTCATCGTGCCATCGAGTTGCCCGAGGGCGTCACCCTTCGCGCCAAAATCCTTGACGTTACACACCTCGTCGTCCGCGGATGACCCGCCGCTGATCGCGTTCTCAGCCACTTGCACAATCAACGTCCCAGCCGAGAACCGCACGATGTCGCCCGTCGTGACATCCATCTCGATCGGCACGCCATCGGCGGGGTCGGTGAGCGGCCCCCAGTAAAGCCGCGTGCCGCCGGTCGGTACGGTCCATATCTCGAAATAGCCGATCGTGCCCCAGGCGCTGCTGGCGACCGGGAACTCTACTGAGGTGGCGTTGCTCGCAGCGTTGGATGGTGACGACATCAGCGCGAACGTGGCCAAGGCGCGGGCGTAGCCGCCGCCTGAGGCCTCAGTGCCACCGGCTGCCTCTGTGGGTGCCGACAGACACAACGCCACATAGACGCGTCCCACCGTCGGCATCGGCGCGATGGCCAGAGAATGGCCGAGTAACTGCCGCTCCAGGTCGATCGACGCGCTGCCGCTCATAGCGTGGTCACCGTCTGCATTTCGGCGCCGGTCAGCGCCCGCGACCAGTAGGAAACCCGGCGCAGGTAGCCTGTCGCGTTGTCCGTGACACCTGGATTGGACGGGATCAGGAAGCAGACGCCTAGCGTGCTCAGGGTGCCGAACCCACCCGGCATTGCACCGGATAGCACGGCGCCACCATTGCCACAGACCTGGCCAGTCCCTGCTGCCCAAGTGCTGGCGCCCTTGCTCACCGCGTTGACCACCAGTGCAGGGCTAGTCGTGACGAGGGCCGTGCCGCCGTCATATTGCGCAACGTGCTGGGCTGGATCGACAAACACCATACCGGCGCTACCGCCCGCCGGTTGCCCCAGAGATGCGAGAATGCGGATGTTTGGCGAGGTCGGGTTCTGAAAGACGAACTCGGCAAACCATGACCCGGTCAGCGCATTAAACCACGGCGCCATGTTTGCCGCCGAGATGCTGCATCTGTCCTGCGCCCGCGTAACCGCCGCCGAGGTGGTGGGAACGTAGCTGGTGGCGAACGCGCCGGCCTCGATCTGGTAGGCGGTGGTGTAGAACACATCACCGATATCCAGGCCGCGCATAAAGAACGCATTGAGTGCGGTCTCTGCCGCACCTGTCGTGTAGATCATCGTCAGACGCTGCCACGTCCCCTTGCGGGTCATGTTGTAGTAGGCGGCTGATGCGTTGGTCTGCGTGCCGGTCAGGCCCTCGCCCGTATTGTTGTAAGGCGCCAGATCGGTGCGCGTGACGCTGGTCGGGACATACAACCACAGCGAGAACGCGTATGCCGTTGCCGCCGTTAGTCCAGTAACCGAGACATAACCGCGCGCCGGCCCGCCTGTAATCGTGTGCTTGTTGACCACGGCGCCGGCAAACAGCGGCTGGATGTCGGCGCTGGCCGCGATCGTGGCGCCGCCTGATAGGACCGTAGGCGCGTTGCCGTTGGGCAGCACATTAGTCCGCGCCTCTTCGATCAGCAGGCCCCTCAGCGTGCGCGTGGCGGCGTCATAGTCCCACCGCGGCTGATTGACCGCCGCCGTCTGCATCACGCCGGCGCTGTTGAAATACGTGGCGGTGGACGCGCGGGTGAAGGTAATGCGCGGGTCGAGCACGCCGGGCATCATGAAGTCGAGGCCGAGCGATGGGCCACCTCCTCCGTTGAACGAGGAAGCGTCCGCGACCAGCCCACGCATCTCGCGCGAGAACAGCCTGCACCAGCCCCTCGGCGAGATGTCGCCCAGCACCCGCGCGCAGCGCCCGCCACGGCGTGGGGAGAAGTGACGGCAGAGACTGCAATGCTCCCGCCCACCTGCCCCCGTGTAGCGCGCCGCCGCCTTGCTGATCAGGGGCGGGGACATCAGCCGAAGACCCCGGACATCTCCTCGGTGTATGGGGCCCCGCTCATGGTAGATTGTTGCGTGTTCAGGTTGGCCCGCGTGACCGCCTGCTGATACTTGGCGTCCCACTGCGGCGCCATCGGCTCGTCCTGCTCTGCCAGCGTCGCATGCGCCAGGATGCCGTAGAGGTAGACCGAATAGAGTTGCTCCAGCACCGGGTTGGTGTCGGACGGCAGCAACAACGGCTTTGGCTTGGCATACCAGTTCATCAGAACGGTCTGCGGCACCCAGTATGGGTCGGGCGGGTCGGGCAGCCACGGGTGCGG